AAGCTCTGATGCAATATCCGCGGCAGGCTCTGCTTCGGCGCGGGCCTCCTCTTCCTTGGCGGGCGTATGCACTGGAGTTGAGGACGAGGCGGCGGGGCCGTCCGAAAGAGATTCAAGCACTTCCATAGCAAAATCGTGAAACACCGCCCACTGCTTTTCGTTCAGGTTCAGCATTTTCTCAACAACCGTGCGGCCGAAGCGGTCAAGATGGTATTCCTGCACCAGCGCGTCCAGCGTATCGCTGGGCGCTTCCACGAACATCTCTCCGGCCCCGGTGCGGAGCCATGTTTCGTTTACATTGAACTCGCGGCAGATAAGGTTGATTACGGAATTTCCAGGGCTACCATCTCTAGTTTCATAGGTTGCAATATTTCCTCTGCTAATGCCAATACGGTCTGCAAATTCTTGTTGCGTAAGGTCCAGCGCCTTGCGCAATTTTTTTAGGCGCTCCTTCAAATTATCACCCCCTTGTCGATTTAACTATACTACAAAGAATGCAACATGTCAACAAAAAGTTTCAATGTCGCAAAAAAGCACTTGACAAATGCCTGTATGTCGCTTATAATAGCGACAATGAAACAAAGAAAGGAGGTGAACGTGATGCTGGAACTGAGGAAACGCTTTATCGACCACGCCTGTTACAGCAGCAACGCAAAATTCAAAAAAGAAGGCGGGTATCACACGCAGACTGTTGCATTTAATCTGGTCATTGATACTGCTTCCATGACCGACGAACAGTTCGCAAAGCTGATGGACGTTCTGGACAGCGCGGCAAAAGAGGCGCACAGCATTATGGGATGGCCCGACGCTGAAGCGGAAAGTTGACAAAAGTCCCCACGCCCTTGACAGAGGGCGTGGGGCAGGAGAACCCATCAAGTCTGGTCGTCAAGGATCTTACGCTTGATAGTAGGGCCTTTGCAGACGGGACACACATCTGCGTCCGGATCAAGGTCGTGGACAAAACCAATGCAGTTTTCGTTTACGCAGAAGTTCCTTCCAAACGATCTGCCGGCCCTGCAATTCGGGTTGGAACACTTCACAGCGGTTTTGCTTTTGTAAGGTGTTCCACATTTCGGGCAAACATCCATGTAAGCTTCTCCTTTCTGTAGATTCCGGGCGGCGTTGGCCCGCCGCCCGGGACCAGTATAGCAGAGGCGGGGAGAGGGGTCAAGGCTGATGGGACGGCCCGGGGCGTGAGGTTTAGAGTGCTATTGTTGTGGCATAGCCAAGAGGAAGGAGGTGAGACCCATGGGAGAGCTTATACCGGAAGACACGGTGCGCGTCGGAGATGATCCAAGATGGGCTAACGCGATATTTGCCTGTCTGGAAAAAGTTGAGGAACTGGCAAAAACGCCGGGCATTACCAAAGAAAACGCGGAAACCGCGCAAATTTTAGCTGATACCGCGCGGAAGCTTGAATCCACAGGGTGAATAAAGCCCCAGACCGGCAAGAGAACAGTCGGCCTGGGGTGAGCTGAGAGTTTACAACTCGTCCGGTTTAATACCGGGACTGCGCATACGCCTGCCTGTAGGCGTATGCATGGGAGGAGCGTATTTTTCCCAGATTTGGGTCAGCGCTGAGTAATACAAATCTGCAACCTCAATTGCAGATTTGCCGCGTAAGTCTTGCTGTTGCAACCAGGTGGAGGCCAAAAACTCGCAAGTGGATCCAGGAAGAATCTTTTTCGCTTCATCACTCATTTGGAAATCTCCTTTCTGTAGATTCCGGACGGCGTTGGCCCGCCGCCCGGGACCAGTATAGCAGAGGCGGGGAGAGGGGTCAAGAAAGAAGAACGCTACGACATAGAACACAAGGAAGAAGGGGGTATCTGAAATGAATGAAATCAAGCAGGCAACCTCACAGGGCGAACGTGAGAGGGAGTTTTTGCGAAAACTCGACAAGCTCTCGCAGAAAAACCGAGAAGCGGCGCTGACGATGTGGGGCTTTTTCATTGATGGTATGGCCGCCCAGGAGCGGCTTGATGCGACGGAGCGGCCCGGGGCGTAGCCGGTCCGCTGGAAAAGACTGCTGTAAAGGGGGTGAGGGACGTGGAACTGACCGGAAAAGGAAATGACATCCTCAGCAAAGCCGAAGATGTCATTCTGAAAGGGGTTGAGGAACTGCTGGAAACGCCGGAGAGGTTGACCGGCGAGCATTGCAGGAACCTCCAGACGCTGGTATGTATGGCGGGGAGAATCCAGGCGATCCGAAGCGGGAATTTCCACAGCAACTACCCGGATTAGAACGGGGCGGTCGGAGAGTAGACCCACTCGCTCAAATCCTGTGGGCCCTCAATGCTGGAACTGTCCCATTTGATACAGCCGGTAGCGTGGCAGTATACATCATCAGCCAAAGCGCGGGGGTCATCATGGCCCGTCCAGTCGGTCGGGTCATCGCCAAACAGGAAGCCGTACCCATATGACGTTTTCACGATTTTTAGAATGCCAATGGGGGTTTCATAGTACCACATAGCGATTTTCTCCTTTCTAAAGGTTCCGGGCGGCGTTGGCCCGCCGCCCGGGACCAGTATAGCAGAAGGAGACAGAAAAAGAAAGGAGGACCCGTATGGAGAACATGAGGAAGACGCAGAAAATGACTGCGCCGGAAATCCTGCTTCCCAAAGAACAGGAGCAGGAAACCAGCGATCTGATGAAGACCGTCATGGAGGACATGGACCAGAGGGAGCGGGAGCAGATGGCTGCCTTCCTGCGGGGGGTCCGGTTTGCAAAGGCACTGGATGCCCGCTAGGCGGAGCGGCCCGGGGCATAGCCGGGCCGCATAGTGGACAGGCAGACGGCCATAGGGTGGAACGGAAGGAGGCGGTGTCATGCTGAACGGGACCGTCGAGGGACATCTGAATGTCCAGAGGCTTTACGAAACGGTGGCGCGTATCCTCGGTGCGCAGTATGGGGTGAAGCTGACCCCCACCGTCAAACCGAAGGTCAAACCGCCGGAGACGGAGACAGCGGAACAAGAGCGGCCGGTCGCTGTGTAGCGGCCGCAGGCGGGACTGCCATATCCGGCAGTCCCGGTCAGATGAGGGACAAGCTGTATGAGAAAACAGAAAAAGCCGGTTACGGCGGACTTCTCCAAAACGTGCGCAGGCTGTGAATACCTGGTACAGGAGCCGTGGGCGAGAGGAAAGACGGCCTGCCGGTGCTTTGCGCCGGGGCCCAACAGAGGGTACCACATGGGGACTACCTGCCTCTTGCCCTATGTCCCGGCGTGGTGCCCGAAGAGAACGAGGGGGGCGTGGAAAGTGAGTGAGAGCAAGGCCAATCGAACCAGGAACCTCCGGTACAAGCGACCGGCGCTGGCGTCCATGGGGTGGCAAAGCATTTGGGAAGAACTGGACGCTATCCAGGAGGCCTGCTCAGATATCCACTGGTTCGCTGACCAGGACGATGAAACCCTGCTCAACGCGCTGGACGGTAATGACGAAGATGTGTGGGAATTCAAACTCGCCTTTGCAAGTCTGGAAGCCCAAGCAGACCAGCTCGCTGATGCCCTGCGGGAGCAATTCAGCCCATATTATCCAAAGAGCCTTTTATACATCGTCTGGTACAGATAGTTTTACCGCAGGCCCCGCCGTCTAAAAAAGCCGCCCCTCATGGGACAGCTCGCGGCTCGCGCCATTAGACGTTAGAGCTGCTAATCCACCCCTTGACAAAACGACCAAAAAAGGAGGAGATCAAATGCCTGAGAGACCTGAAAACTGTGAAAATGCCTGCCCCGGCCTGACGCGGCTGGAGCAGCAGGTGGACGACATCCGCCGTCAGAACGGCCAGGATCACAAGGAGTTCCGCCAGCAGATCCAGGAGATGGAGAAAGCCGATGCCAAGCAGCAGGAGCGCTTCGAACGCCTCATGGACACGCTGATCGAGGTGAAGGCGGACACAAAGGCGGCCAACGAGAAATTGTCCGCGTTTGCGACCAAGGCGGACAACGTGGACAAGCTGGAGCGGGATGTGGACGAGCTGAAGGGCAAGTCCGGGAAGACCTGGGAGGAGATCAAGTCCAAGGCCCTGGGCTGGGCCGTGGCGCTGGTGCTGGCCATCGTCGCCGCCGCACTGGGGCTGAGCAGGTTCCTGTGATCTCAGATGGGAGGCGCGATATGACATACCGTTACAAACCCAGCCGGACGCAGGACCGGCGCCGCCCCTGGGAGTTCTCGAAGAAGCTGGCCGCCTGGGCCGTCGCCGTTGCTACCGCATCGGCGGCGGCTTCTTTCGTCCTCGCGGCCCTGGACAAGCAGCCCGTGGGCGATGTCACGACGACCATCTTCACCGCCTGCATTGGGTACCTCGTCACGTATGCGGCGAAGTCCACAACAGAGAAGATCAGCAGGAACCGGCATGGGCTGGATGCCGACGGCTTCCCGCTGGAGAGCGGAGGGGAGGATGGCGTATGCTGACCGGAAAGACCAACGAGGAGAAAATCTGGAACTACCTGACAGCGGCGGGTCTGAACGCCTGCGGCGCGGCGGGACTGATGGGCAACCTCTACGCCGAGAGCGCCCTGTCTCCGATCAACCTCCAGAACACCTTTGAGAAGAAGCTGGGGTACACGGACGCCGCCTATACGGCGGCGGTGGACAGCGGGGCATATGACAGCTTTGTCAGGGACAGCGCCGGGTATGGACTGGCCCAGTGGACGTACTGGAGCCGGAAGAAAAACCTCCTGGACTACGCCAAGAGCCGGGGGAAGTCCATCGGGGACCTGGAGATGCAATTGGACTTTCTGATGAAGGAGCTCTCCGGGGGCTACAGGGCAGTGCTGGATGTGCTGAGGACTGCCACCAGCGTCCGGACCGCCTCCGATGCCGTCCTGCTCCAGTTCGAGCGCCCGGCGGACCAGAGCGCCGCCGTACAGGAGAGGCGGGCCGGGTACGGGCAGAAGTACTACGACAAATACGCCGCCGGTCAGCAGGCGGAGAAAGGAAGTGGAAAGACTATGGGATACACCAACAGCCCCCTCGTGAGCTATACCCGCATCTCTCCCAACAAGACCCGGAACAGGACCCACAAGATCGACACCATCACCATCCACTGCATCGTAGGTCAGTGGACCGCCAAGCAGGGGTGTGACTACTTCGCGGGCGCGTCCGCGAAATCCTCCGCCAACTATGTCGTGGGGAAGGACGGCAGTATCGGCCTGTGCGTAGAGGAGAAGGACAGGTCCTGGTGCACCTCCAATGCGGCCAATGACCACCGGGCCGTGACCATTGAGGTGGCAAGCGATACCTCCAGCCCCTATGCTGTGACGGACAAGGCATATACCGCTCTGCTGAATCTGGTAACGGACATCTGTAAGCGAAACGGCAAGACCAAGCTGCTGTGGACCGGCAATAAGACCAAGACGCTGGCCTGTAAGCCCCTCCAAAATGAGATGGTCATGACCGTTCACCGCTGGTTTGCCAACAAAAGCTGTCCCGGCGACTACCTCTACAGCCGCCATGGGGAGATCGCGGAGGAGGTCACTTGGAGGCTGAATGGCCGGGCGGCAGAGCCCGCCGCAGCCGCTGTGGAGAAGCTGGCAAGGCTGGGGGTCATCAACTCTCCGAACTACTGGAAACAGGCCGTAAAGAGCGGAGAGGTCAAGTACCTGGACGCCCTGCTGGTCAAGGCCGCGGCGAAGATCACAAAGGCCGGTCCGCGCTTCCACACGGTGGAGAACGGAGTCGGGGCGCTGGTGGCCGCCGGGGTGATCGATACGCCGGACTACTGGCTGGCACACTACCGCGATGATCCCAGTTTGGGCGATCTCCTGTGCGCTCTGGGCGGGGCGGTCAAATAATTTTTGGAGGAAACGACAGTGGAAACTCTGATTCAAAGTATCCCAGCGGCGGCGGCACTGGTGCTACCGGTAGTGCTGGTCCTGATGGTGGTAACGAACATCATTGTGGAAGTGCTGAAAAAGCTGACCTGGGGGAAAGTTCCGGCAAACCTGCTGGCATTTGCCGTGGCGATGGCAGTGACGATGCTGGCGTTTTTTGCCGCGTGTCAGATCATGGCCGTGGCCGTGGCGTGGTACATGGTGTCCGGCGCAGCCGTCTTGGGTATCTTTGTGGCATACGCCGCCATGTTTGGGTTTGATAAACTGCGGCAGACACTGGAACAACTCAACAGGACTAAAAAGAATCATTGACCAATTCGGTCAAAAGTGCAGCCCCCGGCGCGGATCAAAACCGCGCCGGGGGCTTTTCTTTTTGCCGAGAATATGGTGTAATCGAGCGAAATCGGTACAAGGAGAATACTTTATGAGTGATCCAGCAAAATCATGCTGAATGCGGCCCTTTCAGTGCAGGATGCACACGCCAAGGCACTGGCCTCTTTCCTGTTCCGGGAGATCGTAGAGGATGCCCACGAGAAATATAATATTTTCCAAGAGGATATGAAGGAATTGAGGGTGTGGAATGGGATGATCCGAAGGAAACGGAGTTCCTGGAGGAAGAAATGGATGTGCTGCGCTCCCTTGCTGAATAGGGAGTTGCCCCCGGCGCGGTTTGGAGGCGCACCGGGGGGTGTACTAATTTCATTTAACCCACCGGGGCCCCGGGACCCAACCCCACGGCCATCGCCGCCTACGCCGCCAACACCCGGGGCAACAGCATCGGCCTTGGCGACGATGATTTCATCGGCTTTTCGGATGTGTCGGTCGTCTGCCCGGAGCTCTTCCTGGGCGACTCAAGC